AAAGTATCCATCTTGTTCTCCTTTCTAAATGGATTGTTCCTAAACATACATCTCCCACTTCCATGGGTCAAGCAAATAAGAGTTCGACCCACTTGCGTCTATATAGGGGCAAAAATAAAAAAACAGTTTGAAAAATAAAAAAATAGGGAAAAAAAGTGTAACATGTGCAACGGAGCATGGTTCATGGACCAAAGATGTAATTACAACAATAGTTTAGCGATTGACTACTCGTTACACTACTCGTTACACTTGTAGCAAAAACAGCTGTTTCGTTACACTTTTTTCTAGCCGTGGGCAGATTTCAAATTTGAAAAATCTTATTAAATTTATAAAATGCTCTATATATAGGAGGAACCATGTCAAAGCATTCTATTCAAACAAGAGCTTCTGAGATTGAAGAAAGTCATGGCCGTAAGCTAACGAATCGACAAAAAGAGTTTGCTAGATATTATGTTGAGGGTACGCACTCTAACGCATCTTGCGCTCGTATGGCCGGCTACTCTAATAAAAACGGAATTGCCAAAATACAGGCGTGTAAACTTTTGGACCCAAGCACGTTTCCGCATGTTGCTGAATACATAAGTGAATTACGGGAGGACAGGGAAAGAAAGTATGGTGTTACTTTGATAGGTCAGCTTCAAAGATTTAGCGAACTATCTAAGTCAGCAGAGGAGAACGGACACTTTTCAGCAGCGGTGAACGCAGAGAAAATCCGTTCATCGTTAGGTGGCCTTACAATCGATAGAAGAGAGACAAGCCATTTCCATGCCATTGAGGCAATGTCGCGAGAGCAGATAGAAGACAGGCTGAAAGAGTTAAGAGGAGCTCATCCAGGTGCTTTCATTGAAGCAGAGTACGAGGAAGTAAATGGCGCAGAAACCAGAGACGTTGCTTTGGAACAAATTGAAACAAAAGATACCCCAGCACTGGAACGTGACGCGGATTGAAAACCGCATGGGAGGAGGCGTTCCCGATGTTCATATATGTGCGGAGAGTTATCCTTTTTGGGTGGAACTTAAAACAACCAAAACTAACCGAATTAATATATCGTCGGGTCAAATAGCTTGGAATCATGCGTATTGGCGTTCTGGCGGTGTTAGTTTTTTCTTGGTACACCCCCTCAAAGGCCGCAACCTATATTTGTTTGCGGGGGACAAGGGTCGGGAGTTAGCGACTCATGGTCTGGCGGTTCGGGGATCGGGGTCGGGGGCCACAACGTCCGTGGATTGTTTGTGGTCGGGGTCGGGTCTCGAGGAACTTTGGAGTCGGGTCTTGGACCTGAGTCGGGGTCGGGTCGGGTCGGGGACCAAGTAAGTCGGGTCGGGTCGGGTCGGGGAAACCGGGGGGTAACCCAAGACCAATCAGAACCCCCCCGGCCCAAGTGCCCAGGCTCATTCCCAGGCAAATAAATGCCCCGTCCGGTACGAGGTAACCCGGACGGGGCTGGGGGGTAGTCAATCCCCCGTTATGCGGCAACGCGTCTTTTCGCGGGGCCATGCCCGACGAAGCCAACAACCACGCGCCGCCGCTGGTGTTGGCATAATTGACACTCTTTGCAGCTGGTGTCCTTGTACTGCGCGGGGCAGACAGCGACTTTTGCCCCGTTTGGTGTCTCGGTTTTCGTACCCTTAAAATCATGGGGCAGTGTAACACATACTGGACCCGCCCCACTAGCCAGTAATTGGTCGGCATGTTCGAGATTGTTAGCGGACAGATTAACAGTAAACCCGTTTTCGTTTGCCCATTTGACGCTGGCCAATTGTGCGGGGGTCGTGGTCTTATGAGTGTAGGTAAACCCGCGTTTGCCAGTGTTGGCTTTTACCAGATCGGAAAGCTTGCCCTTGTGGATCCGCTCGCCTACGCCCGGTAAATCGCCGGCTTGGTTATGGCGCCATATTTGATCGTCGGGCAGACCGGATATCCGTGCCATGGTCTCAGACCAATTGTCCGCGAATGCATCGACTTCGGCCCAACGATGTTTAAGCGGACCATATTCGGCATAACACCCACCACCATTTTTTAATGGGCAGCTCGGGGGACAGCTTTTCTCTTCTGTCGTCGTAACGGGAATATCGCCGGTTTTTATATTGCGCGACTTCTCAACGAATCTAGTTTTCATAATACACCTATTCGGTTGTTGGATTGACTAGGGAAACTGTACCATAGAAACGGGATAAAGCAAACACAAAAAAGACCCCGACGCAATCGGGGGGAACGTCGGGGCCTATCAGGAAGTTTCTAAAGAATGTAAACTATACTTCGGGTCGGGTCGGGGGTCAATAGGTCGGGTCGGGTCGGGGGTCAATAGGTCGGGTC